ATATCTGGTTAATTCGATGAATTGTGCGTTCACTCTCGTTCAGGTCGTTTAATGCACCTTCCTTCATCTCCAGAAGGTCGATAGTACTCATCTCATCTAGCGATTGATAGTCATCTTCGTAATAAGGTTGTATTACTTCTTTTTCCATTTCTCCTCCTCTTTCATCCATTCTTTGTCCTGTTTGGCTATTTCGCGTTCTGAGATAGCTACAAGAATAAGAATTAGTGCTATGAATAGTATCCAAATTAGTATGTACATGCTTTTTTCTCTCTCTATAAGCCAATAACCCAAATTAATAATTTAACAGCAGTCACAACCAGCACCGTGAGCACCAACGTCGTCAAGATCGCTAAAACACCCGCTGCAAGACAACCTAATTTATAAGCAAAATCTTTATTGTTATCCATTTTTAATACACAATCCTCTCTCTTGAGATATAGCCCCTATCCAGTACGATTTCTATAATTTCGGCATGATGTCGTTTATGAGACTTCTTCACTAACCGAGCAGCTCGGCGGTTTTGACAATAAATTCTCCGCTCACGACCTTTATAATCAGACCACTGAACAAAATAAATATGACGATTAAACAGTTTACTCTGAAATACGTTTTTGGTGTCAGAAAAAGAATCTTCTGGCTTAAACAGTAGTTTTATTTTTTTCCAGATCATAAACACTTTTGTACTCCTCTCTTTCCTTAAGCCCAATGCGGTACAGAATACCTTTTAATTTTGTCGTACCGGCAAACGAATATCCGCAATCAAAGCCATGCACTTTGTAGTGATAGAAAATTGATTGTAATAGGACCATTTCTTGCAAATCATTCTCGGCTTCATGTTCGTAAATCGTAGCCCATTTTTTGCCATTACTGTGTGCTCCAACGCCAACAATAGCTTTTGCATGTCCCATCAAATCAAATTCGATGACACGCTGCTCATCTTTTACGATAGTCCTGGCTGACATTCCAGGTACAAGATCGTCTGCCCATATCGTAAATGGATCATCCATTTTACCCCCTCCGTTTCTTATAGATATTTGAGATATTTTCCGCTCGTATACACTGACCAAGCTTTGTAGCCTTGCGACTTCCAGACTCTGTACGCGCAAGATATGTTAGTTGCTGGATCGTGACTGTCACAGGCTTCGCGACCTGGTAACACCCGTACTTGAAACAGAGAAACTGAATATCCATACATTCTTCCGTTTTGTGTAAATGTCAGGCTCGTGTCGCCCGTCACATTCGGATCGCATCCGCTTTCAGCTCTCATAATCGCTAACATAGTGCGTACGTCCCAGTCGTATTTCTCAAGTAAAGGTTGAAACCTTTCGCAGCCGCCTACACGCCCTGCCTCCACAGCAGGTTTTTGAGGTGCAGGCGAGGCTTCAACCTTTTTTGATGCGGCTATTTCGTCAGGCGATGACTGCCGCTTCGTCATCGCTACTGTTTTGACACTTCAACTTTGACATTTTTGACGATTGTCGCAGCTTCAGTTTTGACTTGTTCAGTCTGATGTTTCTGATATTGCATTCCGCCGATAAAAGCGATAATTGCCGTAATTAAAATCGTGATGATGATAGTTTTGATAGTTTCAATATTAAGTTTTTTCATTGTTTTTCTCCTTTTTATTATTAATTTCTTCTAAGCAGCCAGCGGTGGATGCGTTGGTATTTCGATTTCAATTACGCGAGTAAAAGTAAGACGAAAAATGTTAGTTTTTGGGTATAAAATTAACACTACATAGGTGGTAGACACACATCCACCACTGGCTGCTCATTCATTCTTATATAAAGCCAAAGTAACATCTATTAAGAATTTGCCTACCATCTCCCTCGCTCATCTTTTAATCATCTCCGTCAAGACTAATCCATTTATTTCTCCGGATGATTAAAAGATTTCAGCTTCTGATATCAGCTTAATCTCAATTTCGTGCTACGTTGTTAAGGTACTTTATTTCGCTCAACAGCATGTCTAATCACACGTCAGGCATGCTCTACAAGAGAAACAAAGCAAAACAGCAAAACCCGCTGGCTCTCTACTTCCAGCGGGTTTTGCTATACAACAAAAAAACGTCCTGACAGCTATCAGGACGTTTACCAGAAACTTATTTCAATCGTAGGAACTTGGTGAGGTGCGCCTCCCCATAACTACGACTGTCCACCACAACAATTCCGTTTTGGTGGTACAATTTCTGGCTGCTGTACCTTTTAGCTGGTAGAGAGCCATAAGAGTTATTGGTGTAAAAATACCTGGAAGGGCAATTGCTCTTCTCAACTGCCCTTAGTATAGCAAAGTCGGTTAAATATGTCAATAGCCTTGAGCTTTATTCATAGCTTTATAAAACTGACTTTCAGCCAACTCATCTTTAATTTGAAGATATATTTGGACCGTCGATATGTCACTGTGCCCCAGTAGTTTCTGTATTGTCATGAGGTCGCAGCCAGCAATTAGCAATCGAACGGCGAAACTGTGACGTAATTGATGAGGCGTCATATGGATTCCAGCATACTTCTTAAAAGCCCGCTGTAGCTGCACTCTGGCAGTTTTATCATTCACTTTGAATAGAGGACCAGTAAAGCGGTTGTAGTCTGTCGCGAATTCATCTATCTTCTCTTTCAAGCGCTCAGTGAGAAACACTGTGCGCTCTTTGGATCCTTTACCTTTAACATACAGGTTTAACCCATCAATATCCTTATAGCTTACCCTAGCTATTTCTGAAATTCGCAACCCAGTGTCGTAAGCGAAGTCGACAAGCATGTTTATATGCTGATCCCTGCTATTCTCAGCCGTTTTTCGGAGGACTGACTGGATAACTTGATGTTGTATATATCTTGGTCGTGGTTTAGCGTTCTTGTGCGATTTAATGAGATCAGGATTAATACAACTCACATTCATGCGCTCGTAGCACCATTTGAAAAACGCTTTAATGATCCGCTTGACGGTGTTAGTGGTTGATCCAGCATGAGTCTTTCGGTATTCATAGAAATAAAAATCGAGCCATCTGACGGACAGCTCGGTTATGTTAGTTTTATGTAATTCATTGCAGAAATTGACGAAGTGTTTGAGGCGAACCACCCTGGTTGCAATTGTCGATGACGACATATCTTCGACGACTGCTGAATAATGAATAAACTGAAATGCTAGCTCGCGGATATTTTCGGTATAGTAGTCTGTCTGAAATGCAGACTCTGTGTGATGTAGATTGTCAATTACAGCTGTTTTTGAGGTGGTGGTTAATATGGATGGTGTCATTTTTCTCTCCTTAAATGACATTATGTTGACATATCACCTTATACGCCCCAAATATTCATTCTACAGATTTTTTAAGTCAATGTAATGCTTCTCATGACATTTATGGCAGCCTTTAACTATGAAATATGGCGCTGTTGGACCGCTGTATTGACGTATTTGACCCTTCATAACGGTAGCGAAATAATCAATCTTGATAATCTGCTTATACGTCTTCCATTCATGATCACAGCCGTTTTTATTCTTACTTAATAGTCTAAGTTGTTCTCGATCTGCTTTAGCCTTATTAATCCGTTCAATAAGTTTACGTCTGGCTGCTTTAGTGTCAAATGTCATACGCCTGCCTTTTTACAGAGGAATGAGAATAGGCGTGCTGGTTGTTGACCACGTTGGGACTCCTCTACCAGTTGCCAAACTCTATATTCTGGCAATTTCAATGCCACCTTACAATAGAACGAAAAGTAGTCGTGATTATTGAATTTATCGCAAAGCTGATACGCAATAGATTCAGCTCGACGTGTTTTTTGCCATTTGTCCATCGGCTTTTTGTCGTCCGACTTAACTAAACAATTGTAATTGGTATTGAGATTGGGATTTCTTTCAGGAAATCTTTTAGATTGAGATTGGGATTGCAATTGATGCGTCTTCACCTCTGTTAACCCTCCAAATTTAAGCCCAAATCTAACTAGCACCATCACTAGATTAGGGTGTTGTGTTTATATGAGAAAATCCAAACAATGCCCGTTAGTGCTTAGGCTTGACAAGAATTTTCTATTTTTTTGGGAATACAAAAAATCCCCCTCCAGACTAGCGCGCTGGCGAGGGACTAATAGGACCCTCTTACGAGGGCATGCCTGATGTGTGATCATTACTAGTATTGCAAATATTTGAAGAAAAGTCAAGACATCAAAAACCCGCCCCCATTTTCAGAGGGCGGAATAGGTACATGGATGTTCAAACCATGCGTTTGCAGTTTATCACTATTTATTAGATTCCGCAACAGCAACGTCAGCAACGACCAGTCGTCGTATGTATTCGCTAACTGTCATATTCAACTCGGCAGCACGCTTGACGATCATCTCGTGATCGCCCTCTGAAACTTTTATATGTATGTGCTTATTTTTCACATTCTACCTTTCTACCCGATACGATGCCTCGGGTGGGGCTGTTAATATTTAATAAATAGCATTGACGATAAAGTATTTCAAGCCGTCGTAGCGAATTTCAGCTTCATCGTTACCACTCGATTCAATCTGCTCTACCGCGCTTCTGAGTGCCTCTCCAGCATTAAATACCTCTGCCAGCTTGTCATCATCGTAAAAGAATATAGTGCCGCTATCTACTACCGCTTCATAATCCTCATATCTATCTAGCTCCTTCACCGTCTCAATGATATTCTCTAGCATAGCCTCTTCATCCAATTCGATGCTGATGTTCTCAATTGTAGCGTTCTCCGCTGTACTTCTGCTGAATCGTTTACGCATCTCTCTCCTCATAACCGTCTCAAGTTCTTCTATATCACCCCTCAAGCTCTTATCTGCTTCAAAAGTGAATTCTTGTGTTGGTTGGTCGCCCGTGTAGTACCACCCTGTAAATGTTGCCATTTTCTTATCCTTTCTTGGCGGCGGCGGTTGAGGGGCTGTTTATTTTTTAGTGTTTGTGTTTTCTAGGTTTTATTTTCTAGTTTTGATTTTTCGTTTATTTACAATCTCCAATTTTACAGTGATTTTAATTCTGAAAAACTGAAAGGTTGATTTGAACATTTTTATACCTACTTTCTTTTGCCGCCGAATTGTTAATTGTTGCTTGGTTGCCCCTCAACCATGTCTTAAGTATAGCAAACGTGTTGCCGTATGTCAACACTTTTTATAAAAAAAGTCAGAGATTTTTTATTAAACCTGTGGAAAACTCACTTCCCGTAGAATACATAGCGATATTCTTTATAAAGTCTAATGATAATACGTTTTAACACAGTTTAATTTTAGCAAATGAAAAAGCTACCGAGATTGGAAACACAGTAGCTTAGTCGAGTACAGAGTTTTCCAACTGTTCGGGATTTCCGAATAGTTCAGTTATTCGGTATTTCCGAACAGCTCATAAACTAGCGTTAGATTATTTATTTTTGCCGTTTTTGTAAATACCAAACATTGTCAATAGAAATAGACCAGCCGTAGCTAATGCACCACTGATAGCGTTTATCTTAACGTACGGGTCGCCAGATAGTACAGCGATGGCTATTTGTGGTGCGATTGCACTTGCACCAAGCAGCAGGTCACCGATGATATACACAACTAGCTTGGTTCGTTTACTGATACCTTTGATGATCTCCTGAGCCTCATCTGTCTCAGCTAGTCCTTGTACTAGCTTAGCTTCTTCGGCGGTTACTTTTTCGATTGCTTCGATGTCTTCTTTAGTGAGTACTGGTGTTGCCATTTTTTCCTCCTTCGGTTTATTATTTGGCACTTCCTGTGGTTTTTCTGATTCAGACGGCTTCGTATCCGGTTCGCTTGGTTTTGGTGTTTCTGGCTCTTCTGGTGGTGTTGGTGTGGTCACCTTACCCATGCTCCGCAACTCGTTAATGGATTTATTCGAGACATTAGCATCTAACTTCCCGTCATAGCCAGGAATAGCCAGTGTCTCTGAGTACTGATGAATAAACGAGCCGTGTGCGTAATTGTCTTTAGTGCCGTAATTCGGGTACCAATCCACGCGTTCCAGCCCCAATTTCTGGACAATAGCCTCACCTGCATACGTGAATACCTGCTTACCAGTCTTTTGTAAGACTAGGTTCTTAAATAGCTTCAATTGCTCGAGTGTTCCCCCAAAATCTGGCTCCAAATCGACAAATAGAAGTGGTGCGTTGACAAGTTTTTGAGCTTCAATAAAACGCTCTGCTTCAGTCTTAGCTTCTTCTTCGGTTGAGAAATACGGCAACCAGTAAATACCAAGTAATTTATCTCCTGCGGCTTGAGCGAATTTTACCAGTTTCGGGTCAATCTTGTTAGCGTCGCCTCCGTAGCTTTGTCCGACGTGTCCAGCCTTGATTATGACACCAGCAAACTTATGTAAATGATTTACAATAGCGTCGTCTTGATGATTTGAGACATCTAATATAATCTTGCTGTAGTCTTCTTGTGGTTCTGGTTGTGGCTGCGGTGCAGATTGAGGCGTCAAATCCGGCAAATCGTGCAAATCCTTATCCTCGAATAGCTGACGGCTCATGTATTTGCCGCTTCGAGCGGTAACATACCAAACAGTATCTCCAGCGATTGGTTGACCATTTGTAACATAACCTTTCATAGCGATGACGTCGCCTTTTTCTAGTTCCTGAAAAATAGCTGAATTTGTGTTGGCTTCGTCGCGAGCGTTTCCGTCCTCTTCCATTTTTCTATCTGTAGGCTGAGTTTCGTCGTAATCTTCGGCAATACATCGTCCATCGCAACAGTATGAGAAGCCCAGATAATCTGGACCGTAGTTGCCCATCCAGTTCATAAGCTCTTCAATGCTGTTATAAATCCCTCTCGCTCCACTGTGTACTTCACTGTCGTGAATTTCGATTGAGCCATCCTCACGCTTCCGCATTAAGAATACATGTCCATCTTCTGTATACTGACCTATTGAAAAGCCTAGAAATCCAATCACCCAAATGCCAACAGGTGCGGGACCTGTGTTTATGCGACCTGCGTTTAATTCGTTTAAGTACGCTGTTTGAGCATTTGGTGAGCGAGTTAGTGAATTAATAGCGTCATCCACGTATTGTAGACACCAGCCGCTCTGAGCGCCGATGTTTAGATTTGGTTCGTAGATTTGTCGAACTGGCATTATTTCCTCCTTACTTGAGTTTGTTGAACTTCTTCTTGTAACTCTGTAACGGCTTTATTTTGCTGAATTAAGTTATTAGTTGCATAAATAGCCAATCCTACAAGTGCGATTGCAAATAATTTCGCTAAGTTGCTTGTTACCAGTTTCCAAAAGTTCATCACACCCTCAACTTCGGTTCGCTTTACGTACTTTTCTTCTGATTCTTTTTCGTGCTCGGCGATGTATGTTTTAAGCTGTGCTTGAGTAACATTAGCACGAGCTATGTTTTCAATTCGCTCTAGCGTAGTTGTGTGCCTATCGACGCTTTCTTTAATATGCTCGACGTTTGCCCACAAGGCTCCGAATTCTTTTGCTGATACTTCTGGTTTTTCGTTCATAAAATAAAACTGCGGTTATTCAAAGTGTTAGTTGAAATTACCGCAGTTTGCCGCAAGCGTGGCGTGATTATTTATATTATAATATCATTTCTCATAAACATCAAGGGTCAGCTCGATTTGTCGCACAGTATAGACTTTACGACTATGCCTATGTTTGCCGCTACTACCTCAAAATGGGACGCTCTTGCGGGCGGGGGTGTATCAATAGTTAATTATAATTCGGTAGAGTATGATACTGCCAAAATGTTTAATAAAAGTACTCATCAAGCCACCGTGCCAGTGAGCGGTATTTACACAATCTCTGCTAAAGCAGCTGTAACGTCAGCTGGCTATAGTCCGTCAGCTACTGCTACTGTTATGATTTACAAGAACGGCGCAATGTTAGAGGAAATGACACGAGTAGCTGGTAGTGGTAACGGTTTGACTTTAATGCGTTTATCTCATACGTTTGACGTACTCCTTAAGAAAGGTGATGTTATTGATGTACGAGCACACTGCTCTGAAAGCCGTGACTATGGAGGACCATCTACACATAGCCGATTTTCAATGAGATTTGTTGGGGTTAATAATACTTCTAGTGATTAAACTTCACCGACATTTATAATTCTATAACCGCTTAAACATCTTCTTTATTTTTTCGTATATAAAATAGTCATTGTTACTGTACCAACGCTTCTTGTCTGATAGCGTAATACTTGGGCGTTGTTCCAGTTAGCAAATTTTAATTGGAAATATTGAAGAGATGGTGCTGATGGGTTTGTATAGCTATTTGGGTATCTCTCTCCATTTGGCATGTTTAAGATAGCATCTAGCGAGATTAGAGTGTCTATATAGCTAAAGTTTTCATTATTCGCACCAGTTTCTTCCGCACCAGATCCTGTCGTGTTAAAGGTTATAGATTTTTGATAAATGGATTTTCCATTAACCCATTTTTTGCCCGTATCCTGCTCGGTGGTCGTGTATTTATTGCCAGGCATTGTCGTAAAGTCTATACTGTGCGACGAAAGCTTGCCATAGTTGATGGCAATCATCTCATCCGTGATTGTAGTCGTGGAAGATTCGGTTGTAATATTAGCAATGACCGCAATAACAGCCTGCGAGCCAGTAGCGCCGTCTTGCGTCACAGCCTGTCTAATCTGAGATTCAGTTGGTGCCACTGGTGTCGCAGATGTAGAACCATAAACAACGATTAAACCGCATGATGACGGTGAACCTGTCGTATTAGTATCTGTAGAGTTTAGCGCGATGTTGTCAGAATAAGCCACGACACTTGCGATGCGTTTGTTGGAGCTTGGCGCAGTAATTCTAATAACCTGCTGACCGACGATATCAAGTGCGATCAAAAAGCCGCTTGGTAATTTGCCTAGCACAACATCTGGATTATCGGTTGTTCCTCCTACTAACACATTCATGTCAGCAACGGTGTTTCTAATAACTCCACGTCCCGAAAACAGCCCGTCAGAGTGCTGCTGTGCCCACATATTCGCTTCATACGCACTACCCCGACCGTTCGGACGAGAGCGTAATCTAACAATTTTTCCTGGATTAGTAAAAGCCATAATTCTCCTCTTAATTGAATTACCGCAGTTTGCCGCAAGCGTGGCGTGATTATTTATCTGTAGATATTATATCATTATTTTATACTTTAGTAAATTTCCCTCGCGTTGAGCCTGTAGCAATGACGCGAATATAGAGATCGACCTCCATAGCGGGCACAACAATTCCAAGCATCACCGCCGCTTCGCCATCGGCTTGAGGCAACTGGTAAAAAGTCATTTTAGGAAATTGTGTTGAAAAATCAGCGTTAGCTGACACCTGCGGAAATAAATCTACAAACAGAGGACCGTCTTTTGGCTTAATGTCCGGAATAAATTTGATCACCACGTCAATTATACTATTACCGCCGCCGCGAATATGAAATACCTGTGAAACCTGCAGAATAAAGTCAACCAACGAAGCCGCGACCGGGTATATAACTTTCCTGGCGGCATTTTCATTTTCAAGTGCTCTAATCCTTGATTCTACATTCATACTATTTATGCTCCTATATTTTTCAACGTTAAATCACCATCAAGCATCGAATGAACAACAACATCATAGGTTGTTGGTTGCCACGGATCAAGCCCATATCGATAAATCACCCACTGAGCACCATGAGCATAATTTGTGCGCCTTACACGAGAAACCGAGCCTGAACTAGCCTTCAGTTCCAACTGAGCGATTGTAGGAATTCTTTTTTTAGTAGTTAGTGTCACTAAAACCCTTTCGGTGCTATTAGAAGGAACACTCCAATAACCGGATAGCGTATTTGGTATAGTCGTTATTTTTGCGCTGCGAGAGTATAGTGGAATTTTAGTCGCTGCTTGATAAAAGCCTTGCTTAAGAGCCTTCGATTCGCGCTCCAGCTTATCTAACCATTTTTCAAGATTCATTGAACTCTCCTCATCGACAAAGTCCCAGCGACAGGTGATATCGCCTGCACGGTTAAATCACAGTGGGCACCATCGCGGTCTGGGAAAAACCACGCAGATCCATCTATAATTATCGCAAACTTAACATAATCTTCGCCAATCTCTTTAACCTGTGACCACCAACCATATTCATCATCAGCGTTTGGATCTCTACCTGTCGCGCCTGGATATGTATGAGGATTTTGATCATGATCGTATGACAGCTGCACCAGAGGCGGTTTTTTGACTCCGTCAGAACGTCGAAAGACAATCTCCCATTCAGCTGTCGCCGTCTTGTCTGGCGCCAGGTATTGGCTAATAAAGCCGCTCCAGGTGGCGGTCTGTAAATTATTTTGAGATAGCTGTCCATAATTCAATGGCGCTGCGACTTTCTGGGACCGCTGCTCACTCTCGATTGACATTAGTCGACGCGTAATATTATCATTGAACATTATTCAACCCTTTTCAGGCGTGGCGTCACAGTAGCAACGCCTTGATTATCCCAACTCGTCTCCATCGCAATTATCCGCATCCAGCCACTGAAGTCGCTACCATCGTCGTTCTCTTCCTGAAATCTAAATTCATCGCCAAGCGCCAGTCCATTGTTTTCGTTAGCTGAATCACCCCAAACAATAGGACGTCCCACCAACTTTATCTGCGGGACCAACGAATCAAAGCTGCGCTGTGCTAAAGATTTTTGAGCATATTCTGCAACTGCCGCTTGAGATTTGAGGTTTGATTGCGTTTCATAAACTCGCCAGTAGCAGTTATCTTGAACAGCCGCGTGATTGCTAGCGCTGGCAAGCTCAGCAGTATCCTCACCAGCTTCAGGATTACCAACCTGTCCATTACCAGCCACCAAAACGTCGCTAGCATAGTCTGCAGACTCTTCAACCGCATAGCCGCTAGCCCAAAGCTTATATACTCCGTCACTAGGATATTTGATGATGATATTTTTGCGGCTGCCACGCGGTTTGAGAATATCAATAATTTGCTCGTTATGATTGTCTGGGTTGACACGAAAAACCACGTCAAACTTGCCAGTGCCAGTTTCGTTATTCATTGCATCGCACAGAGCCTTACTGACAGTCTGAAAATCATTATACTCAACAGTTTTTAGCCTAAGCTCATTCACAATGCCAAATTTCCACCTGATATTCTCGCCAGCATTTTTAGCTCTTGTGATAAACTCGCTAATCAAGCTTTGAGTAAATATATGTCCAGGTGTATTTGAGAAGACGCGGTGAGGCGATTGTGTGTTATTCTTGTCACACACCAAATCACCACTCAGTCTTGCAAAGTGTTCAAAAAATTTTAAGTCTAACTGCTGATCAGACCCATAGCCGCTGCGCGCTGGTCTAGTTGCTAAAAATCCAGAAAAGCGAGGTAGCCCGTCAACTAAAAATACCATGTGAGTTTTGCCGACACGTAATAAAGATTCTGGGTTGTCGTCAAGTCGTATTTTTGCATGTTTTTTGAACTTGGACCAGCTGATACTAAAAGTAAACTGATCAGCCGTTGCTGAATCTGACTCGCTTTTTAACGATTCGCTCAGCGCTCGATTTTGAGCAAACTTATTAAAGTCGCCGATTAGCGTATCGCCAACATATAGCAATAGCTTGTACTTTTCATCTGAATTAGCCAATAACATTATTCCACTCCAGCTCTGATGTTGTGGCTTCACCACCTTCGACATCAAATCCAACTAAATTATTTCCCGGAGCGATTGATAGCTGACCAATGACATTCCTTGAAACGATAGCACCATTCAACCGCGCTTCCCCGGTCGAAAAGTCAACAACAAGCGTCTGAGTTGATGATATGCTGCCATGATAAGTCGCTGATGTGTCTGTCGTATTATTCTGAATTGATGGATTGACAGCAGGACCTCGCAAGACCCAGACAGGATAAACTTTAATGGTCGAAGAAACAAATACACTGCTTAGCCCGCCGCTTGCACCGGACCAGACCTCGCCAACTGCGTCATAAACTTGCCCCTTGCTGTCCCAAACCTCACCGCCAGTTGCGGCTGAGACACGTCCCAGTTTTACGTTATTTGAATACACCTCATGACCACTACCGTCTTCGGAATATTCGAACAAGGCTGAGTTGCCTACTTTGAATTCGGCTGAAAATGTCGTATTGCCTTCATCTGCTGGCACAGGCAAATCTAACCCGCTACTTCGCCAAGCCCCTTTAATAGCAAATAGTTGACCATCCCTTTTACCATAAACCAAGGTAAATGTATGATTGGCGGCAAAAAAGCTACTAATCATACTGTATAGCTTCCAGAAGCCACTCTCTTTAGGCAAGATCAGCCCATTGATCGACTGAGTGTAAGTAGACAGCCGCTGGCGAATCATTTCGCCGCCGTCAGTGTCGGTGTAGTCTATGTCTGAAGTATCGATATCTGGTCGTTGCAGTAAGCTATTGTCAGCGCTCAATCTTACCTCTGAACCAGTAAGATCAAGACGCTCGCCATCATCTCTTATTACTGCCACCAAACTAAATTTACCACGTAAAGTTATCATCCCATCACCCTCCCTTTTTGCAAGGCGATTATTTTACTAATTTCGTCAGCAAGCTCTTTTGGATCACGATTATAGCCGTTGATGTTAATAGTCTGGTATAGCGTATTACCAGTGTTGCCAGTCTTGTTTATGTCATTCAGCTTGTCGTAGCCAATCTTGCGCGCAGATGACGCCTTAATGACATACTCGCCGTTTGACAGTAACATTGGAATTGAATCGCTAGTTGGACCGCCAGGACCAAACACCGCTCCACCCTGTGCCCGCTTACCCAGCTTAAAGCCGGATAAATTGACTGGGTTAGCCTTTACGCCAACCGCTTTTAGAGCATTGCCGATACCAGGAATATTGATGATATTGTTAATCACTTTATTCAGCGAATCTTGAAGCAAATCAATCATGCCGTCTAGCAAACCAGCAGTAAAGTTGCGTGTGATTCCGTAGCCAGTGCCATACCAATCTTGCCCGCCAACAGAACTGATCAAGTTAGCGATAGAGTTGATGATTCTAGCTATTCCATTCGATATAGAATCCACCACACGCGATATAGCATTACCAGCACTCTCAATTACGCCGCCGATTGAATTGAACACGCTTGTCAGACCGCCAGCTACTGCGTTTGTAAGTGGTATAACAGCTTCATTGGTTAGTCTGATTATAGTGGTAGTAACCGCAGCTAGCACGACCAAAAACGTGCCTACTAAAAACGCTGCCAGCGGGATTACTACCATATTCAGAAAATCTCTTAGTCCTGGCGATACGATGCCCAAAGCTCCGCCAATCAACAGGATTGCGGCTGCCACACCGGCAGCAGCCGCTGTAAATGACAGCACGCCCACCAGCACATCCGGCGACGCCAGCGCCTTAAAGAATCCGGCAACAGTCTCGCCTGCACCCTTGAAGAATTCTGTTACTGGCTTCCAAGCACCCTGCACAGCTCCACCAGCCAAAGTCCCCATTTCCTTAAAGAAGTTAGCTATACTCTTACCAAAGGTGAACTCCTTAGGCGATTTTTTTACCGCAGACGATAACTTATCTACGCCACCAGCTACCGTGTCAGCAGATGTGCCGACTGCGCTGCCTGCGCCCTCCATTGTTTTCGTCACAGCATCAACTGAACCTTTAGCAGCCTTCAAATCTTTGAATTTACCTATCAGCGTCTGAGCGCCGCCGATGACGCCAGTGAAAATACCCTTACCTAGTTTTGCCCACGGCTTTAATGTATCAAGCGCAGAACGCGCACCGCCTGTAGCTATCTGCAAAGCCTTGAATCCAACAGCTAATTTTACAATGTTGGCGATTAACTCTGGATTGTTTTTGGCAAAGTCAAATAGCTTGCGAATAGTATCCACAGCGTCTTTTAATCCCTGAGCTAATTCTGGCGATTGCTTTTTAATATCCTCAAAAACAGTCTTCAGCATGCTTTTTATGACCGGTGCCAAATTCTGTAAGAATTGCTTTGCAGACGCTAGAAAAATATTGAATGACTCTTCAAAATTACCGTTTGGATCAGCTAATGACGTCAGCATATTATCAAAAGCAGCTTTAGCAGCATTAAAACTACCGCTAATCGTTGATGACGCTTCCTTAGCTGAAGTGCCAGTAATATCAAGCTTAGTTTGAATATTATGTATAGCCTCGATAACCTTATCAAACGGAATACTGCTGACGTTTTTAGCTGTCGCCTTAAACGTCTTACCCATCACGCCACTATCGTTGATGAGGCGTGCCATCTCACTCGCAGTACCACCATAACCCAACTTCAAGTTGTCGAGCATGGTATAGTTATTCTTTGCAAATCCCTGATATGCGTACTGAATTGACTCCATCGACGTACCCATTTTATTTGCATTGTCAGCCATGTCAGTGATAGCCATGTCTGCTATCTTCGTGGCTTTAGCGGTGTCACCCTTTAATCCCTGTAATAGCGACGCAGAAAAACTCGTAACAGTATCCATATACTGATTAGCCGATAACTGAGCTGTTTTGTATGCATTCTTGGCGTATTGGACCACCTCACCCGAATTCTTCTTGAAGAGTGTTTCCACGCCACCAACAAGCTGCTCATACTCAGCGAATTGTTTAACAGCATATGTAGCAATACCTCCCAGTCCAACCATCGCGCCAGCTGCTAGTGACTTAAATTTAGAGAACGCTTCATCAGACCGTTTGCCAAACTCTGAAAACGCCTCACCAAAAGCCGCTTTAGATGATGCTAAAAAACTGCTCTTAAATTTAGAGCCAAAGTTATTACTGACACCATCACCAGCATCAACAAGTGCTTTCTTGACGTCGTTAGAAACCCCTTTGAGAGAGGGCTTTATCTGGATCCATGCTGTACCGATTGAAGTTGCCATAAAATGCGAATAAATAAGTTTTATTTATCCGCATTTGCCGCAAGCGTGGCGTTGTAATGATTATATTATATCATATGCTAAGGTTTTTGACAAAAGACCCCAGCCAACCTGGCTTAGTATTCAACGCGCCAGCAGTCCGCTTGTCAGCAGCCTTAATCATCACTCGTTGACGAAATGCCGTCGGCTCTGTCATAAGCTCAAAGTTGCCCTCAAAACCAAACTCCACTACAAATTGCGCTCTCACTGTATCTAGAATACGGTTCATGTTCTGCATCTGGATCTGTGCTATGCCTGGGTTGTTGCGAAGTATGTCCGCACCGCCAGATTTATCAAGAATAAAATCTACATTTGACATATCTACATAATATCACATAGTATATTATTTTGCATTTTGAGTATACTATTGTTACAATAAATGCAAGTTTTAAGATAAAAGAGGATATTATGTCTACAGAGTTTCAAGAGAAAGCTTGTGAAAAAGCATTACGCGAATATCGCAAAAAATACCTAACAAAAAAAGAAAACCTCAACGCTGATGAATCGACAGCGCGATTGATGGTCAATAGTTTACTCAGTGCCGTGCTTGGATACACGCTGATTGACGAGATAAAGACGGAACATATGATCCGCGGTACCTATGTTGACTATGTCGTACAATTAAACAAGAAGATTCATTTTATTGTTGAAGCCAAAGCAACATCTATTGATCTAAATGAACGACACTTAAAACAAGCGGTTGACTATGCCTCAAACGAAGGCGTTGACTGGGTTATTCTGACAAATGGACGCTGCATTGAGTTGCACCGTGTCATTTTTGAGAAGCCAATTCGCTCACAGCGTATCTTCGCATATGACCTAACAAATCTGTCAACAATCCGCACTGCTGCTAAGCACCTAGTCAACCTTACTAAGAAATCTGTATTAAAAGGCGACCTGGACAAGTATTGGAAGCGGTTTGATGCATTAACCGAAGACAACATGAGAAAAGCCGTCAAGTCACCTGATGTCGTTCGTAGTTTGCGCTTGTTTATTAAGAAAAAATCAACAATCAACTTCACCGACGCTGAAATTGCTAAGGCTCTTGATAAACTGATCAGCTAGTCCTGATATTGCGCGTTCGGGTTCAGCTGTTGCCATAAATCTTTTAAGTCAGCCTGCTCTTCTGATTGCTGTTTCTTACGATCTTTATCAAGCTGTTTGCGCATCTCAGCAACATATTCTGGCTCAAACTTCTTCATAGCTTTAGCAGGCTTAGCAGTTTTGCGCTTATTCATATTATAGGTCAACGTTGTGAGTATATTTAGCTCTTGCAGTATTTGACTCAATGTTTCGTCGCGCCATGTCCAGCTCGCTGCTGGCACTAGCTTGCGGAAAATCCTGCTTTCTACTGGCAAATTCTCAAATAGCCTAGCATAGCGCAAGAAACCACTTCGCCGACCATCAGCGTACGGGCAAACTTCTAATAAGTTCAGATGGTAATACTGTTGGAAATCAGCTTCAACTAGACTAAATTCTTCCACGAACGCCGCTGCGCTCGATTGCCAGCTTTTGGGAAGCATTCGTCCACCTTCGCCGTAATCTCTAGTAGCGCCTTCTGCGAGAAGTAACCATATTCTTTCTCGATATGAGCACGAATGTCATCATAAACCTTATCACCACCAATCAACGCCATGTACATAGTCACTAGCTCAGAGATATTGCCAGTTCGGTGCGCTTCAGATAAGTCACTAATGAAATCAAAGTCGTCCATTAGCTGCATATTAACGTTAACCGTGTATCCATCCCAAAGTTCAACTGTCTTTTTTGGCTCGCTCGCCATATTATCCCTCCATAAGAATTACATACTGTATATTATAACAAAAAAACGACTATTTTGCAAGTCGTTTTTCTGCGTGTACTCTTCCCGGTATCTAGGATTTCTTAGAATAGTATTCCTTTACGTAAACCAATTTACCAGCGGCATCCGCAAACTTATACGCAGTCAGAGATACCGGCACAGTGATAGCGTCTGAGTTGTTGAACGTCATGTCGCCAGAGCGATCAGTAAACTGTGCGTCGCCTAGAATTTGACGGTGACGTCGGACCCCACCACTGTTAGTCTCGATAGTCTCACAGACAAACACACCGTGAGGTAAGATTTCACCAGTGTCATCAATGGTGATTGCGCCATCAGTTTCAAGCTTGACATTGCCCTTACCATAGCGGAACTGCAAGACTGATACGCGTGATGACTCTAGCAGATTAAACGTAAAGTTACGTCCGTAGCTTGTCTGGTTGCGAGCGACAGTCTCAGGACCCCAAGCCTTAATGTCATCTCCCTCTTCTGCCGTCGTTGAGGTAAGACCATCTTCAGTCACATAACCCAGATTCACAAATTCGCTTGCGAGTGGTGTGGTGGCGTCAGTTGGTAGCGCTGTACCCAGAGGCGCCCAATATAGAGCGCCTTTTGGGCTAGGCAGACCGATCGCAATATTGCTCTTGTCGTTGCCCATATTACGCCGCCTTTACAACAGCAAACGCCTTAGTGTCCAAAATCTGGAAGCCAAACGGCAACTCCATGCGGATACCAATTTGGTTGTGTCCAGCCAAGTCTTTGCCTGTATTATCAAAGTCACCAGCGGTGTGAACGCGCCATTCAGCTACTCCAGCGAAGCCGAGGAGCAATTGACTCCAGTCACCAAGCACCAGCTTAGTTTTATGATCACGTGCAACTTCTGGTGATGTTGCAGCAGGTTTTCCAGCCAACACATTACCACTCAAGCCAAACACACCCAACTCCGGATATTTCTTCTGGTTACCCTCGATAATTGTCGAGAGCAGCTTGGACGCATCACTTGAAATAGCCACACCGTTGATGTTCTGCTCAGCCAGCTCAGTTACAGCCGTAGCAAAGTCTGTATCAAGAGTTGTCGCAGTAGTACCGGTTGTCGGAACTAGAATGCTTGAGCCAGCTTTAGTCATGTAGGTAGTTAGCTCAGTGTCAACTGTGCCAGTAGACGGATTCATACCATGTAGCACAATAGTATCCAAGTCTAACCCTAGAGACTTCGTCAGCCAGTTGTCAACTAAACGGCTAATAAAGTCAGCCTGTTTTGCTTCTGTCCAACGCATAAACTCTTCAGTGACGCGCTGCGAATAGACCAGCTTCGCTGTCGTGAACGGCTTAGATACTACCTTGCGTCCGTTGTCAGGCTTCGCACCGCCTTCGTGAACAAGCGCACCGCGAGCGCGACCTTCCATTACAAACGGCTTGTTCTCGCCAATGTTAATAGTTGGTGTTTCAGGAACTAAAGATAATACAGCTCCTGAGAAAGTGCCGCCAGTTGAGAACATCTTATCAAGCGGCTCAGCAATATCAAGTGTGTGCAGATCAGTTACTGCCATAATATTACCCTCCTTGGATAATAATTAGGTTAATTAGATCGTAACCTTTACACCTGTACGCGTCTGAATCGCGCTAGCTTTACCTGGTTGCTGTCGGTTCGGTGCGGTTACTCCGCCACCAAACTTCTCTTTCAGGTTATCAGCTTCTTTGCGCATATCTTCCTCGGTGCCAGTACCAAGATATTTCTCAGTGCCAGGCTTGAAGCCATACTCGGCGGCAATGGTCTTCTGTAGAATTGTCGTCTCTAAATCTTTGTTCTTCGACGTCAAATCGTCAATCTGAGGTTGATATTTTTCCTTAGCGTCTTTCTCAGCCCGCTCAGTGATAGTGTTCGTAAGTTCGTCACGCACTGATTTTTCTACGTCTTCGCGAATCTTTGCTGATTCGTTCTTGACCCAGCGCTCGTGGCGTTCCTTGAACATATCGTCTGTGTTGACTTCTGTAAATTCGCCTGCGTCGTTTTTGGTGTAATATGTCACCCTTTTATTCCCTCCGTCAAAAGTATACGTATCTATATTATAATACATACTTTACAAAAGTACAAGCCATAATTATAGTATTTATTTAGTCTTTGAACTGCTCTGTAAATTATCAACGATACTCGTGATAACTTGATCAATTTCACTACTCGATAATCCTGCGTTGCGCCACACTGACCGCTGCATCACGATACCTGGCGCCACCTGCGCGACCTTATTTAGTCCGTCGCCAAATTTGCTGATATCGGACCGATAAATTGGCAACCATACAGGTAAAACAGCGTCAAGCTTCTGCCGTAAATTATCGTCTATTTTCGTCACATTATTCTTGTACATCCATAGCGTCATTGCGAAGTGCTTAAGCTGATTACCGATTTCTTTCTGCCACTCAATGATCGCTTCGCGCAGGTCATCGCCGACAATCTCCAGCGATTCGGGCGACTGCGGCGCGTTGCTCGACAGCCCCAAATTATTCAACGACAGCTTCGTATCAGCACAAAAATTACGCGCTGACATCAAAAGCGAATCGTTAAACGGTGCCATGGCGTGCTGCGCAAACTGCGCCACTTGCGGTATCTGACCGTTCTCGTTCGACGTAATTTTTAGAATATCGCCTGTCTGAGACTGAATAACGTCAACGTCTGTTTCATTATCAACACCCAGTAGAATATCGACTTTGGTGTTGTAGTGGTACGCCGCAACAATAGCCTGCCGAACCGTACGGCTGGCGTCAATCAATGCATCGCGAGACGATCGGACCAGCACCGTCCTACCAAACGGCTGGCGTGTCGTCGCCTTGTGCGTCAACATGGTCATCAGCGGTCGTCCAGTGCGATTATCGTATTCGTTCAGAGCCTCGTCCTCATACACTATAGTTTTGTCACTAAAGAACTGCATATAGCTGTCAGGACAATTGGTAACGCTCGGTGTGCTACTGCGGCGGAACACCGCCACGCCAGACTTCAGATTTTGCTCGTGCCAATCGTACGTACCAGTTGCCTCCAGCGCCGTAAACGGCATCACCTTGTCGCCCGCTAGAGCAAGAAAGCCAATACCACAAACCAGAATATCTTCTTTAAGGTTATCGAACGCCTCGCGGACCTTGTATTCATCCAGTATCTCATTCAGCCCGATAGTGTCATTTTCAAACCTATCAAACCGCGTTTTATTTGCTCGCATCTCAACAGCACGCCTACCCCAACCGACATGTTGCCTAGCGATTGATCGTGCAATTTTGCTCGTCTCATAGTCGCTGTAGCTGAATGTACCATCATAGAACGGATATTTACCAACCGATTTATTAAGCTGTGAATAAACCCATTTCCAGTTATCCAGTATCATCACCTAACCCCCCTCAATACACCAATCTGCGATTTACCAGATATCTTACTCAACCCCAACATCTGTAGTTCGCTTTTCTTAAAATACAAATCGCTGGCAGGATTAGTAAATGTCATGCTTTCTGAATATGGGCTTGCTGACTGCGACCATTGAGTAGCTGGCGGCGCATCCGCAGGTGTCAGCATGGCACGCTTCACGGCTGACAACACTACAAAACCTACCGAATCAGCAAATACTTTGTTGGTGTCTTTTTCGATGATTTCATCCAGATCAATATTGTTGTTTTTAGCAATCAGCCGTAACTGAGCAGATGCTGCATGAATAAGCGCCTCAGCCCGCCTTTCCTCGTCAATGTCCAAGGCTCGCCATACTTCGGCTAATTTTTCTTTAGTAGTAAAATCTTTGAGTTCTGCCATAAAAAAATGCGAATAAATAGTTTATTTATCCGCATTTGCCGCAAGCGTGGCGTTGTAATGATTATATTATATCACTTTTTCTTGCTTTTGCCAGCATCTTCAGTTTCGACTTCAGTATCAGACTCAATTTTAGAGTCTTCCGATGATAAAGACTCTACGGACCCTTCTTCATCGCTAGCCGACTCTGGCTCCACTACTTCCCAAGCAGATTCAGCGATAATGGTACCATCCATCACTTCAATTCTTTCGCCAGACTCTTTGTTACGAATAATCATTATAATACCCTCCTTTGGTTATTTACTATATTATACCATTTTATACACATGTCCACAACAGGATGTCTTAATATATCCGCTGCGCGATGCAATATCTGTCCCACCTAGACGGAGTGTTCTCTTTAATCAACGGTACCGTCGTACCAACGACGTGATACGAGTGTCCTTTGTAGTCAAACCACGCGCCATCGACAGTCTCGCTGCTCGTCTTCGGGATATGAACCATCACCTCAGGCTTAGCTGCAGTCGGCGTACTCGTTTGCGAGACCAGACAATCCTTGATAGTAAAACTCGACAGCGTGCCGTCTTCATTAGGTCTGTTCTTAAATTCAATATCTATGCCGATCATAGCTATCCTTTCTTAAAATTCTTTAGCACGCCATTACGCGAATTATAACCACTCACTTCAAAAACACAGTCACACTTATGGTGCCGCTTGAAATCATCGCTCGTCGGATCAACATATACTCCAGCCTTTTTCTGACACCACGCGCAGTCTGGCTTGCCGACATTAGCACGCCGCGTCAATGTCGGGTGTTTTTGCATAGACTTTGCATTCGTAAAAGCTTCGTGCTGCGCCGACGCCAATACTACATCGCAATACTCTTTCAGCAACATTGCGGCGGTCTGCCGATTCAACGCGCTGTTGCGCACGATCTTCACTGCCAGCCGTTCCGCCTGATCAGCCATCTCCGCACCATACCCACCGCTTAGCATCGCCGCCGAGCCAAACACCTCGCTTGATAGTGAATACAGCTTGCTATGCAGCTCGCGTCCAGTCTGCTTCAGCACATCCGCTACCAACTCTATTTTTTTATCTGGCGAAATACTCTCACGTAAAATAGCTGCTATAGCCTTATCAATATCGCCAGCAACATCCAGCGTTATTTCTGAAAAGTCCATGCTCGTATCCCTTTGATGATATTATCTACGGTAGCTGTAACCTTTTTTGAAAACTCTGGCGTCGGTTCTAAAAACTCAGCGTCATCCATCGCCTTTAACTCGTCAATTTTCTTGCTCGCCCAAGCAACCGACTTATTATCGGTATCCTCCAACACCACACCTTTGCGCAGTGCCAAATCAGCCAAATAGTCACGCTGTCCCTCCGTCATAATACCCATATTATACCATCATCTACCCCTTAAATCAATCACCCGCGCACCCGCCAGAAAAACTCGTTTTTTTTCTCGCGTGAAAATAGCCC